GCGGGTACAACAAACCGAAGAGAACGCCGAAACATCCGACTAAGAAGTTTGTGGTTGTTGCAAAGAAAGGCGACAAAACCAAGCTGATTAGATTTGGCGATCAAAAAATGACCATTAAGAAAGACCAGCCTGCTCGTAGGAAGTCTTTTAGGGCTAGGCATAAATGTGATACAAGCCCTCCTGATAAGCTGTCAGCAAGGTATTGGTCATGTAAGAAGTGGTAACAATCAAATAAGGAGTGAGAATGACGTTAGAGTCTCGGTATAAATTAAAAACCAAGGAGTCGATAGACACTGCTACCAAGTACCACAGGCTGCTAAGGAGGCCAACCGATAAGGTTATTGTTATGTACTCTGGCGGAATGGATAGCGTATCTCTTGCTTGGAGTTTGTTAGAGCATACGAAGCACAAGGTGCATATTCATTCGATTCATCTTGATAACTCAGAGGGTAGGTTTAAAGCAGAAGCTAAAGCTATTTACGATAGCGTGAATTGGTTAAAGGAAAACCAAAGAGAATTTGAGTTTTCGTCTTGTATGTATTCATACAAAAGTAAATACCCTGGCGGTCGTGATATGTCTTTGGCTTTGTTTCAGGCGGGAAGAATTATATCGGCTATGACAGAGCCTGTAGCGGCTGTGTTTACAGGCGATTACAACATGAGCAAAGAAGAAAGCGCGGAAGCCTATGGCGTGTTTAGCGCATTATTTATGAACAAACAGATCAAGCCTGTATGGGCTGCTCCGTTTGATTACATGAGCAAAATACCATTAGAGCGAAGCCTTGGTGTTTACTATGCAATGCCAGAGGGGTTGCGTAAATTATATTGGTCGTGTAGAAAGCCGAAAGAATCACCTGAAGGTTTTATTACTTGTGGTGTATGTCATGCTTGCAAACGTCAACATGACCTTCATAAGCATATAAAGGACTACGAAAGTGAAAGTAAAAGCCCCTGACGGTTATCACTGGATGAAAAGCGGTAAGAGCTTTAAATTAATGAAAAACCCTGCTGGTGGATATAAACCCCACAAGGGAGCGTCACAGGCAGTTGATTTTCCTGTTCAAAAAGTTCACAAAAAGTGAGGTGTTATAATGGGATACGGGCCTAACGCATATAAGTCAAAGCCTAAGAAAAAGAAGAAAAAGGTTAAGAAGTAATGCCAGCCAAGAAAAAGGCAAAGGCAAAAAAAAAGACTGGATCTATACCTGATAACGTAAAGAACAAGGCTCTTTATTCAAGGGTTAAGGCTGCGGCTAAAAAGAAGTTTGATGTATATCCTAGCGCCTACGCTAATGCGTGGTTAGTTAAGGAATACAAAAAACGCGGTGGCACTTATGGCTAAAACCAAAAAGGGCTTGACCAAATGGTTTAAGGAAGAGTGGATTGATGTAAAGACCGGAAAGCCTTGCGGCAGAAAGTCTGCAAAGAAATCAAAGCGACCTTACCCATCTTGTCGGCCTAAAAAGGTAGCAGCTAAGATGACGGCTGCTGAGAAAGCAAGATCCAAGTCTAGAAAGACCGGACCCGCTAGGATCAAACACGATGTAACGGCTTCTGGAAAGAGGCGTAAAAAGAAAAGTTAATTAGAGATAACCTTATGGCCTCAATGGATAAAGAAACTGAAGAGTATTACAACAAATATTTTGACCTGTTTGGTAACGATGGTTGGAAACAGTTAATCGAAGAGTTAAAGCAAAACGCTCTTTCAATTAATAGTGTTGAAGCAGTAAAGGATGCAAATGATCTGTACGTCCGCAAAGGGCAGCTAAACGTATTAGCGTATCTGCTGAACTTTGAATCCACTTTAAACACTAATTTTGAAGAGTTGCAGAAAGAAGATGTATAAGGTATTTGACTTTCGTTGCGAAAACGGTCATATATTTGAAGAATTTGTAGAAAGTGGAGCCACAACTAGTAGGTGCAAATGTGGTGCTAACGCTACAAAAATTGTCTCAGCGTCGAATTTCGTGCTGGATGGGTCTACCGGAGATTTCCCTGGGAGGCACATGAAGTGGGTACGAGAACACGAAAAAGCGGGACAAAAAGGACGGGAAGCTCGACGAGAGGAGAGTCAATCCTAATCATTCCATAACCTTTAGGCGGAATAAGTTAAATGATGTCAAGAGCGACAATTATTGATGAGCGTCAAGATGAAGAGGAAACACAAGCTCCCGAGATAGCTGAAGAGGTTTCTGAGGCTCCTATACAGGATAAGCCAGAAGAATCTAACATTCCAGAAAAGTACCGTGGTAAGTCTGTAGAAGAACTTGTACAGATGAACCAAGAGCTTGAGAAGTTTTCAGGCAAGCAGAGTACGGAAGTGGGCGAGCTTAGGAAGCTAGTTGATAACTACATCCAGACAGAACTCGATGAAAAACAAGCACCTCAAACACAGCAAGAAGATAACAACGGAGACGTTGATTTTTTTGTTGATCCACAAAGTGCTGTAAATCGGGCTATAGATAATCATCCCAAGATTAAAGAGGCAGAATCGTACACAAGACAGTACAAGCAACAGGCTACTCTTGCACAGCTGCGATCCGATCATCCAGATATGGATCACGTTTTGGAAGACCCTAAGTTTGCCGAATGGATTAAGGGATCAAAGGTTAGAACACAGTTGTTTGTTCAAGCCGACCAGCAGTATGACTACGATGCTGCAAACGAATTGTTTTCGCTGTGGAAAGAACGATCAAATATTGTTCAACAAACAGCTAAAGCAGAACGTGCAAATCGTAAAAATGCTGTAAAGGCCGCTGCAACAGGCAATGCTCGTGGAGCAGCTGAAGGATCAAGAAAGAAAACTTATCGTCGGGCTGACATTATTAAACTTATGAAGAATGATCCCGAGCGTTATTCAGCTTTGTCAGAAGAGATTTTGAGAGCATACGCGGAGGGTCGAGTTAAATAGCCTAAAGGAGAACTATCATGGCTACAGCAACTTATCCTGGCGCAGCGGGTAATACCGCATTAACGGAAGCAGCAACTTTTGTACCAGAAATCTGGTCCGATGAGATTATTGCTGCTTATCAAAAGAATTTGAAAATGGCCCCCCTTGTCAAGCGTATTGCTATGAATGGCAAGAAAGGTGACGTTATTCATATTCCTAAGCCTACTCGCGGAGATGCCAATGCAAAAGCGGCTGACACTGCAGTAACAATCATTGCCAACACCGAGTCAGAGTTGACCGTTACGATTAACCGTCACTTTGAATACTCGCGTTTGATTGAGGACATTGTAGAGGTTCAAGCACTTGGATCTTTGCGTCAGTTCTACACCGAAGACGCTGGTTACTCGTTGGCTGTACAGGTTGATAACGACCTACACGCATGTGGCACTGGCTTTGGTGACGGTGGCGCTATCGTATTTAGCCCCGCTCCTACTGATTACCAGCACACTGGTTGTTTCTTTAACGATGGCGGCACTACCACTCAGTACACTGATGACACTCTGGTAGCTGGTGACGAGTTCACGGATTCTTTTTTCCGTGACATGATTCAGAAACTGGATGACAACAATGTACCAATGGAAAACCGCAACCTGATTATCCCGCCTGCAACGCGCAATGCGATTATGGGCATTGATCGGTATGTGTCTTCTGACTTCGTAAGTGGTCAGTCAGTAAACAGTGGTCTTATTGGTAACCTGTATGGCGTAGACGTTTACGTTTCTGCCAACTGCAGAACCATTGAGGCGGCTGCTGACAACACTGCTTCTAGCGTTGATACTCGCGCTGCTTTGTTATTCCACAATGAAGCTGTGGTAATGGCTGAGCAGTTAGGTGTGCGTTCGCAAACGCAGTACAAGCAAGAGTACCTCTCTACGCTGTACACCGCAGACACCCTTTATGGTGTTCAGGTATACCGCCCAGAGGCTGGCTTTGTACTCGCAGTACCATCTGCTTAATCTACTCGGGGGCTTCGGCCCCCTTTCCTTTTTGTTTCGTGTTCTTCTTGGAGTAGTTCATGGCAACCACAATTAAACTCAAGAATGGATCGGGTGCGCCCGCAGCTAGTGATTTAGTCCAAGGCGAACCAGCATTTGATCTGACAAACAAGCGCCTTTACACAGAAGATTCTGGCGGCTCTGTTATTGAGATAGGTTCAAATCCAAGCAGTCTTTCTATTAATGGAACTGCAATTACCGCAACAGCGGCAGAAATTAATACGCTAGATGGCATTACATCTAGTACAGCCGAATTAAATATTCTTGATGGGGTGACCGCTACTACAGCAGAGTTGAACTTTGTTGATGGTGTCACTTCAAACATACAGACACAGCTTGACGCTAAAGGCACTGGCACAGTTTCTAGTCTGTCTGATTTAGGTGTGACCGCAACTGCAACAGAATTAAACCTTCTTGATGGCGTTACTGCGACCACAGCTGAAATAAATTATCTTGATGGCGTTACTTCAAATATCCAAACCCAGCTTGATGCAGCTGGAGGTTCAGTTACTCTTGGCGATTTGGGAGTTACGGCTACAGCAGCAGAGCTAAATACGCTCGATGGGATTACAGCTACAACTGCGGAATTAAACATTCTTGATGGGGTTACCTCTACCGCTGCTGAGCTAAACATCTTAGATGGAGTAACAGCTACTGCTGCTGAACTAAATATTTTAGATGGCGTTACAAGTACTGCTGCTGAACTGAATCTGCTTGATGGTGTGACAGCCACAACTGCAGAGCTAAATTATACAGACGGTGTTACCTCAAACATTCAAACTCAGCTAGATGCTAAACAGGCACTTGATGCCGATCTTACAGCTATTGCAGCCCTTTCAAATGCTGATGGCAACTTTATTGTTGGTAATGGCACTGCATGGATTGTTGAGTCTGGAGCAACAGCTAGGACTAGTTTGGGCTTAGCTATAGGCTCTGATGTTCTTGCATACGATTCCAATCTTCAAAGTTTTGTTGCAGCGTTTACGCTTCCAACATCTGACGGGTCTTCAGGACAGGCGTTAATTACGAATGGATCAGGCACGATATCTTTTGGAAATGTTGATGCCCTTCCAAGCCAATCAGGTAATAGTGGATATTATTTAACTACAGATGGTAGCA